TTTTCATAAACAATTGTAACGGTTTTCTCATCTTCTATAATCTCGATTATGTGTCTTTTTTTTACATCCATTTTATTCTGTTGGTTTTTCTGTGCTTGTTTTTAGTGTTCCTCCTTTTATTATATCATTTAATGTNGCCATATTTAATTGCATAAAGTGATTAGAGCCTCCTTCGATCGTTGGTAGTTCNTCTAGTTTTCTAATTTCATCTATGCTCATTGCTCCAATGTTTAGCATTGTTCTATAGTATTCGCTTCTATCTTTTGGTGTTCCTCTTANCAAAGCATTAACTATNAATTTCGTTTGTACTTTTCCTTGTTCGTTGGTTCTAAACAGTTTAGTATTCATCTCAGATTCCATCATTATTAAATACGGCATTAAACTGTACTGCACGAATTCTCTACTTTGCTCTGAGATATTATTAAAGCTAGATTTTGTTAGGTCTCTTAATAAGTGAGGAGGTAAATTAAACAAACGAGCGATTTCTGTTATACTGAATTCTCTAGATGTTAAAAATTGAGAGGCCTCATTTGATAGGCTAATCTGTTGAAATTTAAGGCCTTCTTCCAGCACCATTGTTTTATTTGCATCTGCTATGTTTGTGTAGTTTTCCTGGAATGAAACTTTTAATCTAGTAATTGCTTCATCTGATAGGTGTCGCTCTGTAGAAAGTACACCACTTACTTTTGCTCCATTGCCGAAATATGAATTTCCATATTTTTCTAGTGCTAGTCCATAGCCGATTGCGTTCGCTCCTACATCTACTGGAGACATTCCTACTATTCCATCTGCACTCATTACTTTAAAGTGTAATATTTCGCTGCTATCTACTATTCCTCCTTGGTCTATTTCATAGAATATTTCGCCTTCATTTTCTACTACTTTAACTTCTTTAGCTATTAATGGTATCAGTTCCACTGGTCTAGCTCCACCGTTTCTTTTAATATAAACATAGGAGTTTCCTCTTGTCAATAAATCAATCATACACTTTTGTATTAAGGTGTAGGTTGTCATTTGTGGGTTCGGTTGCCTGTGCAATAAATTAAAAAGCTGATGCGTTGATGCTTGGTCCTTATTGCCTTGCTTGTCTTTTTCTATTATTGTAAGTGGTAGCTGTGCTACTGATTCAGATAGTATTCTAATTGCAGCCCATACAGCTGTAAAATTTAACGCTGTTTCATCTGTTACAACAATTCCAGAGCTCGAACCTCTACCAGTCATTGCAGATAAAAAGTCGTTATTTCTTTTCTCGGTTTTCTCAGTACGACTAAAAACACTTTTCAGTGCATCAATTACTCCCATATAAAATTTTGGCTATTATTTGCTACAATAATACGAAAAAGTTAAGCGTTTATAATGGAGCATTATTTCTTATTTTCTTATTTTTTGTAACTCTGAAGCTGTCGTATGATGCGTACCTTCTTTTCATAAAGTGTGTTTCATATTCTTTTTCCGTTAACTCGTACGCTTCTTCATTGGTTTTGGCTAGTTTGCAGTTCTTATGGAAGCGTTCTTCAAAACCTGCAGGGCTTAGTAGTGCTAATATCTCTATTCCTATTTTCATAATTTAAAAGCTTAGTATTCCTCTATCGTTATATATTGATTCTCCTGGGTTTTCATCTGTCATCATTTCTCCTAGGGCCATTACTAAGGCTACCATTCCATCTACTTTTTCAGATGATTTCTGTTTGTTTATTTTTATGTTTCCTGCAGGGTCTGTTTGCAGTTGTATGTTTTCGCATTGCCATCTAAGTACTGGATTGTTTAAATGGTTTATTTCTTTTTTAAGTACGAGCTTTTCTAGTTCCTTCGATGGTGCTGACATACTTCTGTATCCTTGGCCGAATTGAGACATCGGTATTCCATCTTGTTGGCTCAGTTGTATAATTAATTGGCTAGAATTCCATCTATCGAAGGCTATACTTTGTAGGTCGTAGTCTTCTATAATTGTATTTATATCTTGTCTTATGTATTCGTAGTCTTGGACATCTCCTGGTGTTGCTTTTATGTATTCATCTCGTATCCATTCATCGTATGGTAGCTTGTATTTTCTACCTCTTATTTCGGCCGATGCTTCTGGACACCAAAAGAAAACGAGCACCACATCTTTTTGGTCCTCCATAGGAAAATATAAAACTAGCGAGCTTAAATCCATAGTTGATGCTAAGTCTAATCCACCCCAGCACTTTTGTCCCTTCAAAGTTTCTAGGTCTATGTCTTCATAGTTTTCCATCCATACTGAGTCGCTTATCCACTTCGAAATCGAGGTAGTCCATTGATTCAGATGTAGCCTCTTAAATGTGTTCTCATAGCTAGGTAGTTCGGCTGCTCTCTTAGCTTCGTTCTTTAAATATTCTTCCGTGATAGATACTCCTAGATTTGGGTTGGCCTTCTTCCAAGTTTCTGGGTCTTGTATATCATCATCATCATCGGCTGCATATAAAACTGGTAAAAATGTATCATCATTTATAATTCCATCTTTTACTTTTTGAGCATATTCGTGTACCTCCCAGCAAATGTTCCCATCTGTTTTGCTTGAGCCAGCCGTGGTCATTGTAAATAATAACGGTTGTGTCCTTGCTCCAGTTCCTGTTATCATTGTGTCATATAACTCCCTGGATTTCTGGGTGTGCAATTCATCAAAAAGTATACCATTTGGATTGTGGCCGTGCTGCAGGCTAGCATCTGATGATAGCACTTTGTATGTGTTTCCCTTTTGTGGAAATGTTATAGAGTTCCGAAATACTTTAGCCTTGCTACTTAGCATTGGGTCTTGCATTATCATTCGCTTCGCCAAATCAAAAATAATTGAGGCCTGTGCTCGATCGCCAGCACAAGAGAATATTTCTGACCCAAGTTCAGAGTCTGCAAATAATAAATACAAACCTATTGCTGCTCCGAGACTCGATTTTCCGTTTTTACGAGCTATCTCACAGTAGACTGTTCTGTATTTTCTTAGGCCTGTATCCGTATGTTTCCATCCAAAAATTGGCCGTATTAAATCATCTTTTTGCCAGGCTTCTAGTATAAAAAGTTGGCCTGCTAGTTCTCCTTTGCAGTGTCTTATATGCGTTTCTATAAAAGCTACTGCTCGGTCAGCTGCTTGTTCATCAAAATAATATTTATCTTTTTTACTCAAAGAAATTAAATTCGTTATTGTTTTGTACCAGTGTTGGTTGGTTTATTGAGCTTCTAGCCGTGGGTGTAAATCCGAATTGAGTAGCTAATTTTAAGGCTCTATCCAGTGCATCGTTAGCTATCTTTTGATAAGGTACTGCTTGCATATGTTTAAGCGTTCCATCTGGGTTCTTATATATTTGTATCCTTCCTTTTTCTCTGAGCATTTGTTCTGTTTCAATGTGCAAACTTATGGCATTGCAGTATGCTTCCAAAAGTGATAAGTCTATCTGATGTAGCATTCTCTTATTAAAAAGTTCAGAGCATACTTTAATCCATTCTGTTTTCCCTATTTCAGATAGCCATTCTGGTGCGAGTGGTATGGTTTGTACGAGTGCTACTTGCATTTCGTTCTCCATCATTCGCTCTGCTTTTATTGTTCCTTGGAGTTCCTTTATCTTTGTCGGTACTTTTTTACGACCCCTAGCCATTAGTTATTTTGTTTTGACATCTTACATCCTGTTTTATTTTCCCATATTTTTACTCCCATACAATCTTTATTTATTAAAGCACATTCTACAATACAATCATCTGGTGTGAATTGCTTTTCCTTAGTTTCAAATTCTGCATATACTTCACTCTCTTTAAATCCCCACTCAGTTAGTTCTTCGATATCATAATGATTTGCCATTACATCAAAGTCCCAGCTTCCTACATTTTTATTGAGCCGTACATTTAACTCTTTTTCCTTTTCTAAAGTTAAATCTATTTCTACAGCTGGTATTGTTTCGTTTCCTAGTTCCTCCCATATCCTTACTCTTTGGTGTCCTCCTACTATTATATTTTTCCTGTCTTTATTTATATTTATTATTATAGGATCTACTAAACCGAAACGAGTTAAACTATCTTTTAGTTCTTTGTGCTCTTTTTTAGTTAGCTTCCTTGGGTTGTAATCTGCAAAAATTAAATCATTTATTTTTTTATATTTTACAATCAATTTTTATTTTGTTTTGTTTACAAAGATATAAAACTTTTGCTTTAGCTAAAAAGCTATACCCCCCTAATGGTTATTTGTGGGTTTTCGTACGAAAAGT